TTTTGCCCATTCAAGCATGTGGTTAGTATTATCTAACATTGAGCCTGCTATTCCTTGATTAGATTGCATAACTGAATTTCTTAAGGATTCCCAGTTACCTCCAACCTGTTCAACCTTAGCACCAATATTTTTCTGCATTTCACTAGCTTGAGTATCTAGTGATTTAGTTGCTGCTTCTGTTGATCCTGCTGCTTTATCTAATGCACCACTAAAGGCATTCCAAGAAGTAGCAGTATTTCCAGTCTTATCTTTTACAGAATCAAGAAGTGGTAGCATAGCCTTCATACCAGCAGTACCCCATAAATCTTTAAGTACAGCGTCTCGCTGTTCCTTAGACATATGGGCTGTAGCATTAGCCACATCTTCTAAGATTGCTGGAAGTGGTCGCATGTCTCCTTGAGCATCACGAACTTTTAATCCTAAAGCTTCCATAGCACCGGATGATACTTTAGTTGGTGCCATCATTTTCAGTAAAGCAAAGTTTAAATCTTGTGCTGCATTAGCTGCGGACATACCGTGATTAGTTACTAAACCAATAGCAGTCGACATATCACGCATACCATAGCCTGCCATGTTAGCAGTTGGTCCCAAAGTACCGATAACTTCCTGCATGTCCTCAACAGACGCATTTGATAAGTTGGCTGTTTGAACTAAAATTTCTGCTGCTTGTTCGGGAGATTTTAAAGATTTACCCCAAACATTCATTGCAAGCTGAACAACACCAGCGGTGGCTTGTAAATCTGAACCAGCAGCAGTTGCTGCTTTGGCAATCGCTGGGAATTGTTGTTTTAAATCATCAAGGGATGCACCGTTTCTTGCCATTTCAATCATGGCATCGGCCGCATCTTGTGCGCTTAATGGAAGATCGGCACCCATTTTATTGGCTACTTCTGACAATCCAGCAATATCTTTACTTGTACCGCCTGCTACAACAGCTGCGGTGTTCAAAGATTGCTGAAATTGACCAAAGGACTTAACGGAGTTCATTCCCATAGCAGTAGTAGCTGCACCAGCCACCATCATCCCTTTACCAATTCCAGATAAATGTTTTTGAGCATTATTACCAAAGTTTTGGATTTTAGTACCAGCATTAGCTACACTATTACCCATGTTTTCTAAACCACTACCGAAATTTTGCATTTGGCTATTCATGCCATTGGTTGAATTGCTAAAACTTTGCAGTTGTCTAGTAGCATTCTGTAATCCAGAGCTAAAATTTAAATCTTTTAAAGCTAAAGTAGCTTGTATTAGGTTATCTGCCATCTGGTACCTCCTTCCTATCCTTTAGTGGAATTATCTTCCCTGCTTTCTTTAGTCGTTTGAACTCTTCAAGTCTCTTAGTAAAAATCTGTTCAATATTCAATTTTTCTTGAGAACGTGGAATATAGTCAGGTTCATAAGCCGATCTAACTTTATCGACCATTTTTTGAGCATCAAAAAACTGCTCAAACTTCCCATAGTAAGGTTTAGGATGTTTCTTACTTCCTTTAGTAGCTTGAACAGTTTGATTAAGAAAAGCCTGCAAATGCAGTCTTTCTTGAATTTTGATTTGCTGAAGGCTATAAGCCTCCATTCTTAGTTGGTATTCAGCTAATGTCATATGCCGAATATCTTTTAGTGAGTGAAAACCTAGATATGCTAATGAATTTAACAAGATTTCATGATATTCCTGTTCACTCGTTTTATTTTCATGCCTATCTAGTTTTTGAATTTTTTTGCTGCTAACTTTACAGCATTAGCTTCTGATAGTTCCTTAAGCACATCAGTAAACAACTTTTCAATATCAGTTTCGGGATCATCAATTAGACCATCTACTTTAGCTAATGAAACTGATGGCTCTGCTGCACATTGAATTACTTCTGATAAAACAGCTGGGTCATATGCATTTAATGCTGGTAATGCTTTAGTTAAAGCCATACCTAAACTAAAACCAGCTTGATTAGACATTCCATACTTTTCATCAAGATCTCTTACGAATCCAACGCCAAAATTTAATTGATATTTCTTACCTTCAATTGTGATTTCCATTATTTCTTATCTCCTGTATTTTCTGTTTGCTTTGATTCTACTTTAGGCTTTACTCGCTGGCTGGGTATCTGTACCGGAACCACGATCTTTGGCATCCCAAGCTACACCTTGACCAGTTTGGTCACTATCAGATACCACACCCATTCCACGGAATACGTATGCTAATTCTTCTTCTGCTTCATCTGGAAGAGTTAACCAACCTCGTTGTGGTTCTCCATCAATAGTAAAAGTAACATCTCGTGTTGAATTATCGTCTGGATCGTTATCATTACTGTCGTCTGAAACCATTCCACGCATGTACCAAGCGTAATACTGACCTTGAGAGTTTTTACGCTTACGATAGACAACCCAAACTTCGATTTTCTTATTCTTGATAAGAGATTCATATAAATCATCTGAAACTTTAGAAATATTATTTACAAACTCAACTTCCAAATCAGTTTCTAATGCACTTGTTGTTGAAACCACTCCCGATTTAGTCTTAGTAGTATCCGTATCTCTTTGCGGTTCAAAACTCAAAGAAGTTTGATAAGGAATCAACTGACCTCTTTCTTTGGTTTCATTTTCTTGTAATCGTACATATGCCAAGGTATCCATACCTTGCAATACTTGAATTTCACTTGCCATAAATTTATCCTTCCTATCTGCTTTCAAAAATTAAAGACATAACACCATGAAGTAAATCATGATCTGTTGAATTATCATGTAAAATCTGACAATCACTTTCATTCACACGTTTAATAAAACTCCAATTATCAGTATTTATTCTCGTAACTGAATCAATTTCATCAATAATCGAATCAACAGAAAAACGGCTGTCAGAATCTCCCCAGACGTCAATATCAACGTCACAAATAACTCCAATAGCCGTTTTTAAATTTCTATGTCTTTTGTGAATTGGTCCCATAACTATAAATGGATACGGAACTTCTTCCTCTGGTAATTTTTCATAGACTGTATACCCCATTTTCTCTAAATTGAAATAAATAGTGTCATACAGTTCCTGTGTAATTGATGGTTTAATCATTCATCAAACCCTTTAATTCTTTAATAAAAATTTGTCCTTGCGTTCTAAAGGCTGGTATCAAAGCTGGTCTTTTAGCCATAAATCTTGTTCCCATTTCAAGATATGGTGAGTATTTTGTATGCGCACCAACAGAAGCAGAATAACCACCTTTCTTAATTTGAACAGTAACACTCTTACTAGTTGCTCCAGTAGGTTTTACGAATACTTTTCCTCTGCCCTTTTTCCATTCATAGTGACCAGTATAAACACGTGACATATTATTCTTGGTTCTATCAGAAAGATCAGCACCGTTGCGTTTAACAATAGTTCTAGACTTTCTTTGATATTGACCACCTTGCAACTTTCGTGAAAGTTTTTCAGTACCTGCCACACTCATACTAATTCTTGGCATTATTTTCACCTACAATCAAAGCATATCCTTTAGATGGATTTAAACTTGAAAGCAAAAAATATTTATTTTCATCATTTTTGAGCATTAAAAAAGACCATTTTTCTGGTGGTTTGTTCATCAGTCTAATGGTCTTTCTTCCTTCTTTAAATGCTCCAAAAATTTCCACTTGACGTGTTAATCCTAAGTCAGTAACATTAGCCATCTCTTGATCAACTAATTTTGTACCACCCTCATATTGATGTGTACGAGGGTTATACTTCTTTTCTTCATTACTGAAAAAATTAACTTTCGTATCATATCTCATCTTACTCTTACCTCATAGGGATTGATGAAATGAACTTTACCAAGTGATTTTTCATTTTTATTATTATCTACTCGCCATTGTTGAATATCACTACTAAAATCATCGAAATCACTTGAATTAAAAGTGATTGATTCACCTTCTTGAGAATATGAAGTCATTCCCTCGTTTTTCAAACGATTAAATCTTTTAATAGCTACTTCAACTAAAACATAATTAAGTTCTTTGGGAACTTCATCAGCAGATAATTTAAAACATAAAGCCTGTTCAGTATTTTCAATAATGACGCTGAGTAAATTATCTTGATCATTATCTTTTAAACCAAGCAATGTTTTAATTTTATCAATTACTTCCACATGACCACCTACTCTACAAGTTTAAATAAGTCATCTCTTGAAGCATTTTCATCAAACGAAATATTTTTCTTAGTTAAGTAAGCCATAATGTCTTCCTTTGATGAGTTAGCCTTTGGTTTAACTTCTTCATTGTTATCAGTTGGTTTAACTTCTTGTGAAGTCCCACTTGATTTAGAAAAATCAGTTTGAATAATTCCGTCAAGAACTTCTGGGAAAATCTTAGTTGCTGATAAGGTTACAGTGTCATAAGAAACATTGTCACTCTTAGAGGTATGCATAATTCCGATTAATCCAGTTGCATCAGTAGTAAAATCAAATGCTTGACTTAATTCCCCATTCACTGGAGCATAAGCTACGTTTAAGTTCAATGCAGCGGTTGTTGCTACTTTACCTTGAGGAACACTACCAGAAAGAATAATAGTATTAAAGCCTAAGAAGTTTTGAATGTATTGTAATCCAAATGCAGTTTGTGTTTGAATTTGAGTTTCACCTAAATGACTATAAAAATCAATTGGGTTAACGAATGCTACTGATTGAATATCCATATCTTCAAACTTAATAGCCAAGTTAGCTAAAGATAAAGCAAGAGCCATTTGGAAATTATCAGCTGTCACTTTAGTTGCACCATCGCCATTAGCAACAATATCAAATAAATCCTTTTTGATATCCTTTTGGTTCATCTTAAGTAGTTCATTATCGGTATCAATAACCGCAGCTGAAAAACCTGAACTTTGAATTGCTTCAGCTGTAATTTCTTTACGGTGCTTTTTAAAATCCAAATCAATTGTACGATCTAATTTCTTAGTTACCTTAGATAAAGGAATTACTTCACCTTCTGCAACTGTACCATCTGCTACATTAACTTCAGATTTATAGATTTTAATTTGACTACCAACCATCATAGATTGCTTACGTGTAACACCTAATACCTTTAATAAAGTAGTTAAGCCTGAATTAAATTGATTGGTAAAATCAATGGATTGTGGTTTTAAATCATCTTTTACTGTAATATTTTCTGTCGCCATTTATATAGTCTCCTAATTAAATAAATTCATATGTGTTCTAATCATATTTACTCGTTCAACAGGATCTTGAATTTTTTCAATCTGTTCACGAGTAAGAGTGTCATTATTCGTCCGTGGTGTTTTTCCTTTTCTGAAATCATCACGTACTTCATCACGGATACTCTTAGCAATTTCAGCTAACATTTCGACATTAGCCTTAGTTGTTTCAGCATCCCCGGTAACAACCAAATCAAGTTGCTTATCAGTTAAAGTTAGATTATTTTCACTAAGCATATCTCGGGCTTGATCACGCATTTCATAGCGTTG